CATTAGCTTGAAGCGATTGATAGTCATCTATTCTAAGCAATTCATATTCACTTATCAATCTGTTTGTCAGACCCAATAAATAATCCGGTAATGGATTTGTTGAGTCTTTCTCCTTTTCACTATATTGCGATTCAAGTGTAAGTAAAAGAGTCTGCATCAATTCTATGGAATTAATGCAATTATTTAATTTTTGTTTACAGTATTCAATAATTTGAGGTTCTATTTCTGCAACTGCCTCATAATTTTTTGCTCGTAATAATTCACGAACATTATCAAGGTCGGGGCGTTTCATAAAAGTAGAAATTGAACCCCTTTATCCCTAACTCGCTTCGCTCGCGGTCGCTTCGCTCCAAGGGTTAAAGGGATAAAGGGGTTAAGGGTTAATGAAATGCTGCCACAGCGCGGACGTAGCCGCTGTGCGTGACCTTAGTGAGCCAGCAGTTGAGGTAGCCGTCGTGCAGGTGCAAGAGCCAAGCGTACGTCGCCGAGTACTCAGTGCTGGTCCAGTACCAACCATCTTTTATGCGGCTACCGCCGCTAAGTTCGATGGCGGCATCGATTGACCGCTTATTGAGATAAATGAGATAGAGTTCGGCGACTGACGGAATCCACTCGCCATCCTTCAGCTCTATGCCAGTGCCGATAGACTTGATGTGTTCAGTGTTGGCTTTGCCGTTCCAGTCAGCAACTGCATCGACATATTCTGAGATGTAGCCGGTGTAGCCGGTGGTATCTTTCTGACTGGTGAGAGGCTGTTCCGGGTAATCCTCCAGATTGACGGCGAGAGCATGACTTCCCATTACTACGCCGATACGCTTGACAGCCTTTGTCGGAGCGTTACGCTTTTTGTAGTCGAACATTTCCGAGGTGTCATCCTCATAGAGATAATACACCCCATCAGTAGTGAGAACTTCGCCGGGAATGTGAACAGGCTGGACGGTTACATTGACTTCCTCGCTTTCTTTAGCGGGAGATTTGATGAAGTCATACACTGTCGGCGCTTCTTCACCGAAGTCACTGTAGAGAGCGAGTTTCAGCTTCTCGTCTGCTGGAAGAGAAGCATAAATGGCTTTTACGATTTCGTCTGAGATCATATTATTTGTATTTTGATGATGTTATTTGCCTTTGCTGAGACACACTGCCAACTTGTCAAGGTCGTCAGTGCCAAAGTGATTTTTCAGTTCTGCTACTACCGATGCTTTCTGGTTTTTGAGCAACTGTTTGATTGTAGAGGGGTTGCCGCCTCGATATAACTCAAGGCAGTTCAGTGCTTGTGAAGTCATATTTAAGAAGTTTATATGGTTTTTATTTGAATAGTCTCGTGATGTTGAAAAATTGGAATGAGAACGAGATTTTTAAGAGTTTTTAAGGGATGGTCACATCCTGGACTTCATCAGTTTCAGGAATTTCGTCGATAACAAACTCTAATTGACCATGTGCTATGCTGGTGAGTTCTTGTTCATCATCGGCCCATCCTTCTTTGGGGAAGCCATAAACTACCACACTATCGAAATCTTCAATAGCGACACGGGAAACATAAAAGTCCTCATAACTTGCCATGCATTTTGTTGAAGCAGAAATAATAGGAGCATTTTGTTTTTCTTCTGATATGTGTTCATCATCATCTGTGTGGATAAACACATATTCATTTCCATGAGCTTTTACAGCGGCTTTCAGCTCATTTTCAGTACAAGCATCCAGATATTTGTACTGATTATAAAAATCGGTATGTTTCATTTTTGAAAATCTTTAATTGTTAATCGTTTGAATTGAGTGTCAGACGGCACACATTGCCAGTGCAAATTGTTCTGGCTGTAATCACAATACACGAAAAGGAAATGCTCAATCAGCTCATCCTCATCGTCTGGGATTTCATAGAAGTAGTCGTAATGACCATTGTCAATCAACCACTGGGGTAATTCACGCCGGAGCCATCCCCATTTTACTTTGATAATGCCGACTTCAGGAGAGATAGAGTCGGAATTTATTATTGCAATATGAAGTTCGCCTTCTAACATTTGCTGATGTTTCTCTCCCCATTCAGTCATTACCATCTGATTTATAGGACGCTGTACGGGAAAATATGGATGAAATTCGAGATCAACTGTTTCTTGAAATGCCTGGTCTATCGCTTCGGCGGCAGACACTCCAGATTTTCTGTAATGCTCATAGCGCTCTTTGTAGAACTTATCGTAAATATAGAGCCATTCGTTGTCGGATACTCTTCTCTTTTCCATATCACCAGCAATTATCGGAAACATAATCAGCTATCTCACATGCCTCTCGCTCTGCCAGCTCATCAGGAATGTAGAAGAAAATCTCTTCATCGAGTACGCTCGCCTCATCATTGACCGGGCTGCCGGATGAGTTTATAAGTACATTGGAAAGAGATTGGACGGACACTTCCACCTCAATCATTTCCATATTTTGAGCGGAATCTTCATCGCCTTGGTCAACGATATTGAGATTAAACACAGGGTAACTCTTACCGTTGTATTCGATATATCTGTCAGGTATCATAGTTATTTCGTTTTTGGAGTTTCGCCCATCAAGTCCACTGCAAGACCATTTGGGCATAGATTATCGAACCAGTGCCATATCTCAAACCGAGAAGTGCCAGCCTCCCAGAAATAAAATGGCTTTTCTATCTCATCATCAGTGTTTATGGGAACATTACTGAAAGTGTCCCACATTTCCTGAAGCTCCCATAGGCAAGGGTGTTGTTCGATACTGGCTTTTATTTGAGCAAGTATGTAAGGACTGCGTGGTGCATCGGGATCGAAAAAACCGCCCTCTTCAGGGAAAGTGTAGAGACGTTTATCGTTTTCTGCTTCAAAATATCTCGTCGACCACCAAGGCTCCATACCAAATCTGGATTCTTGATATTCCAAGATAACCATAAACTGACGGATAGGACAGTCTATATCCTCCATACGATAGAAGTGACCACTGGGGCCATCACAGTCCCTGCTATAATGACCGGGAATCTTGCAATCAACAATCCATTCGCCCCATTGATTCTGGCGTACAGCAATCGCTTTGCCACCCCAAGGAAAATAACTAAGAGTGCTGTCCATCTGCTTTTCGACCAGTTCTTTTGTGATTTCTTTTGTGACCATAACTTTTAATGTCGATGTTTTTATGAATGGGCATCTTCCTTATCACGCCATTCTTCCCACTCTTTCTTGGCTTCATCTGTAACTGGCGTGAGATTCATCGTATCTCGTGAACAGCTGAGTTCTTCATAGATTTGCTCCGACATACCCCAGTCACTGTCATTGGAAATAGATTCTCCAGACTTCAGACAATAGAGATACCACAACACACATTCAAGATAATTGGTGTTATCCGGGTCCACGATGGCTCCGAACCAATCTTCTATGTCATTGCTCATAAAACTCCAGAAACCGGGACGGTTTGAATGGTTCTCCTTTATGATTTTGGCAAGTTCGGTTCTGTATTCGGGAAGGCTCATCAAGGATGATACTTTCTTGATAAACTCATCCCAATCTCCAACCTCTATGTAACAGATTACCTGATCAGAGGTGAAATTGTATTCTTTGGGAGATTCAACGGACTCTGATGTGAGTTTCATTTTAAGACCGAGCTTGTCATTAAGCTCACTGATATACATCTCAGCAAACTCTTTAGCAACCTCCGACCGATATGTTTCAGGCAGCTCCCAGTCATCGAGATACTTAAAGCCTTTATACAACTCATAAAGCTGGTCTCGTTGGTCGGACTCTATGTATCTTTCATCAAAAACCGTTTCGTAAAATCCGGGGAAACTTTTGACAATAATTGAAGTTTTCATTGTTGTCTTGTTTTGTTATTTAACATGGTCGTTATGCCAATCAATTTCATCTTCGATCGCCTCTCTGTAAAGCAAGAAGCAGCCACCTATTGTGGAATTGTAAAGGAGAGTGTAAGTGCCGTTCTCATCAACATAAGATGTGTCACCCATTTTTGCAATCATAGGTTCTTCATCTGTAAGCTCATTCTTTTCATCATCCCAATTACTGAGATAGTCAATAACTGGCTGGGAATTGCCTTCACAATAGCCGTCTCGCAATCCACAGAATACAGCCTCAATTCGGTTGTAATCCTCATCGACACTTTGCACGAATCGGACTGTAGAATAAAGTTTCTTTTTCATAAGACCTATTTTTTCTGACCACACTCTCGTTCTGCGTTAGGATTGGTTGTATACCAATCCACATAATCCCAGCCGGTGCCAAAATGTGTGACACAGAGAATGTAACAGTCAAGTTTATCACTATAAGTGAACAGTAACCCGAAAGTTTTTGTAAGATATTCTACATCCCACTTGGAACAATCAGTTATATACCACTGGAATATTTCAACTGGCTCTTCACATTCGCCACATTCAGAACATACCATATTGGGTCCAGATTGCTCCATATCTCCTCCACATTCCGGACACTTAGACTTGATTTCTTCCCCTTCCTCATTGTATTCAGGCTCATTGTCTAAATCGACGATAGGCTCAAAGTTATCCCAGATGGAATCATCAATTTCTGGGATGTTGTTACAGAGCACCAGTGCGTTGTTGCACCAACTCACAGCGACCGCATAATTGGTGTGATATAATTCTTTTTTCATTGCTGTTCTGATTTTTTGTGTTTATTCATCATTTCTTTTCGGAATTGTTCTTTTGTCGGGAAATCTGTCAGATTTTCGTGACCATTATCATCCTCAAAGAGTGCTTCCATAAGGTTAGAAGGAGCTTCTTTCAGAAGATGAGCATAAACACGCTCTCCTAACCAATCAGGATAATCTACCGAATTATAAGCCTCTTCAAATTCTTCAAGAGCGGCGAAATCCATATAATCGCCCCCGAAGCAATTCTCATAGAGATAGATAATGCCATCAGTCCCTTCTCTTTCTTTGACACCCTGAAGGAAATTAACAAACCACTCTCCGACAAAATCCTCCAGTTCATCGTCATCAAGATAGTTGGGGTCGTGATGAAAATCGAAATCTTCTTCATTCTTATAGCCGAGGTGCTGGGCCAAAGTGTCAAACTCAAACCAGAACATATCATTAATGGCAGTGTCCGTCCAACCTTCTTCCGGGGCAATCTCTTCCAGAAATTCCTCAATGCTATCAAGTTCATCAACCGAACAGTTATCAGCCCTATCTTTGCCGCCACTCCAAAATTTGAAGTTGTGGAGGTTTTCTTCTACTATATATCTCATCTTATTAAATAAGATTAGTTAGATTAAACTATTTTTGTTGCCTCTGGTGTAAAAATTTCGATACCAGCAATTCATCTCAAATCCACTCGGGATATTACCAGGCATTGAAATAAAGAAGAGATTTTCATTAACTTTTAATGTCCACCCCCATTCCATTCCTCGATAAACTCCGCATTTATCATTATACATTTCCCAATTAAAGGTATAAAACGGAAGTGCCGGAACCTCTCGATTATCCGGAGTTGTTTGATATTTAGGCTGTGGTGTTACCATAAAACCATATTCTCGCCCTTCTGGAACAAACTCGAAAGAGTCGTCAGCTTGCGCAATCATTAGATGCTCAAATATCTCATATAGGGCATCTGCTACAAAATTGTAGTTTTTAATTATGACTCGTTTCATAATCCTGCGGTTCATCGTCATTGATAGAGCGAAAAAAGCGATCTCCCTCGACATAGCTCATCAAAGTCATATAAACATAATGCCAGTCCTCAATGGTCAAAGATTCACTGTCCGGAATATCTGTCGTGGTTAACACATCCAGAACTTCTCCAATACACACATCATCATTGCGATAAATATTGTAGATATATTCTGCCACATTCTGAGCTTCTTTTGAAAGCTTTTGATATAATTTGTTGCTGATCATAATTTCAGTGCAGTTATTATCTATGTTTTTATTTTATTACTCTAAAGAATATTGGATATTTACCCAGTTCGGGGCAGCAGTTGTAGTTGGTGAAACTGAGAACGTCACTATCAAATGAGTCGCCCCACCATACGGCGTGTTCCTTATCAATGGGATATGGAGAAACCCATACACCATCCACCCTGCAAAGGCAGGGAAGCAGATAAACTGTTTCCCCAGCCTCATACAGTTTGCGTGCCTGAGTTTTATTGATTTGCTTGATTTTCTTATTCAAGCTGTTGGAATAAATAGGGTTTGGGTATCGTAGCATTGTGATTGTAGATTAAGCAGATTTTAGACTGTATTCCGAAATCACCTCATCAATGAGTTCTTCGGTTTCCATAAAGAAGCCCCAGCAGGAGCCAACCTCTTCCCACTCAATATCCTCTTCGTCCTCACGATTTTCATCGTCATAAACTTTGGTGAATGGAACTTTCTTTTCAAGGACATAACCTATGACATCGCCCCACATCCACATTCCTATTTCTTTGACCTCCAAGTCAATGAGATAATCGGCATGTTCTTTCCAAGGCTTGCCTGTGTCTCCGACCATTTTGTCATATCGTTCTTTCGAAATATAGGCCACACCCTTCACAAAATCACCCTGAGAATATCCGGTGGTGCTCCACTCTTTGATGACAAAATCTTTAGCACAATCTTGGATGAGTGATATGAGTTCGTCTTTACTCAGACATTCGACTAATTCAGAACGACAATCATATTTTTTAAGGTCATACGGTTCAACTTCATATCGAGTGAACCAATCGCCCAACCATTCCTCCCATGTCTGTAATTTCCACTCTCGCTCGTGTCGATCATAGATGAATCGCAGACCATCAATCTCACCCTTTTTGTAGTAGGTGATGATGTCTTTCTGCTTCACAACGTCTGCCGCCATATAGCGCAGTGCATCTTCCAGAGAGTATCGGTTTTCAAGGAACCAGTCTTTCCAGTTACATTCCTCGTGAAGAATATGATGATAGCAATCATTATACTCGAACAAGTACCGAGCAGCCATATCAGAATTTGTGATTGGACTCTGCCCCCATGCGTCGTAGTATATTTTAATTCGATGATTACCAATCTCCTTGGTTTCAATCAATAGATTATCATTCATGGCTTTATATTTTTAGTCGGTCCATGTCATTCCACAATGAGGGCAATGCCAGCCACATGGGAAAGCATTGACATATTCGATGTCACGATGCCGGTTCATATCGCGGTCGCCGAATGTGCATTTGCCAGCTTTGAAAGTGTCATTGTATTTCTGTTGTCTTTCACGTTCCTGAGCAAGCGCTTCATTCTCAACGTGGATAGTTTCAGCTTCCGCTTTCTTTTCAAATGTCGGAGTTTCACAATGCTTAATTCCGCAATCGTCACCGAAAATCTCTTCAAACGCATAATGATCTTCTTCAGATACACCGAGCAATGAGCGGTCGAAGTCATATTCAACATCAAGTTCAATGTCATCCTCAAAATCGCCACTACCATTCATTGTGTCGATGATAACCACGCGGAATTTTCCTTTGAATTTAATAGACTCAAAATCTTCCTTATCGCCATCCCAGCCATTGCCAGAAAGCAAAGTCATCAGACCGGCTGGAAAGTATATGCGGAGGCTGCCACCATAAGAAGCGTTATAGTATATTCCGGTAATCTTTTCACGCATTGGAGAATCCTTGGCGATTTTCAGTACCTTGCAGATACTGTCAATCTCTTCTTCCTGTTCTTCTTCATCGGCTCCAAATGGCTCATCGACATCATATCCGAGGTCGAAATAGCAATGTAAGTCGGAAGTATTGTGAATGAGGTCTTTTACTGGGTCACTATCATCTCTTTCACGCAAGGTTTCGATGATTTCATCTCTCCAGTCATCATCCCATTCCATATCATCATTCTCCATAGCCCTCTGCATATCTTCGAGATACTGACCTTCAGGAAAATCCCACCATCCATCTATGGATTCTGATATGGGATAAAGATTGTTGTCCTCGATACACTTTTGAAGATTTTTTGTGTTTCCATCGAGGTTACTGTTGTAATCCACATAGTAAAGGCAAACGTGCTCTGGAAGATATGGTTCCCAGGGTTTCATTTCATTGCACATAGTCGTAAAAGTTAAGTGTGTGATGACCAGCCGTATGTTGGCTCCATTTGATAGGAACCGTTAACCATATAGCCTGTTTCGGGCCATCCGTGAAAGATGATACCACCAACAAGACCTTGCTTGCCGTTGGTGTACTCGCAGAAAGTAAACTCGTTATATCCGGGATTGTAGGAAATCTGGATATATTGGTCTATTGCAACACGGCGATAATTGTGAAAGCGACGGAAAATCTCAATGAGAGAATTGTCGTTGTGCGCCTCACATTCGCGGATCAGTTCTTTGACCTTTGATAGAGTGATGTTGAAGAACTTGACCGGTACTTGAACTCTTGTGGGAAGCGGACCATTTTCTTTCATCCACTTCTCAGCAACTGAAGTCACTATGTCACGGCAAACTTCACGCACTTGCTTTTCAGTGATTTCTCGAACGCCATCCGGCTCAATCAGAAAAAGATGGTCGCCACCAAGAGCGTCGAGAAAAGAGAAAAATGGATTTCCACCCTGAACGTAGGCATATCGTGCCACCTCATTTTCCCTAAAGTTTTCCTCATATTCTCCCAAGTGCAAGAGATAGGTGTAAGATTTTCCGACAATCCAAATCATCGGAAACTTAGAATTGTAGGCATTCTCGATATATGGGCGATCGAAATTCTCAAAATCTGACTGAAAGGAAGTCATGACATCAGCCACGATATTACTCATGGTCTGAATTATTTTGGTGATATTCGGTGTCATACGAATGAAATTATGTTGGGGTTCTCTTTGTGTTCTTTGTCAAGCAGCTTCTGGATGTGGGCAGAGCGTTTATCGTGCCACTTCCGATAAGCCTTGGTCTCAATGCCGAAATGAGGTTTGAGGATATTTCGGCTCACTTTCAGCCACATCTTGCGGCAAAAAAGAATGATGAGCGAGAGAATACCGACAAGAATGGTCAGTATGGCATTGAGGATTTCGATTGATGTCTGTTTCATTTGTGAGTCCGTTTTTTTGTTATTAGAAGATTGTTGGCTCAGAATTTTATTAATGGATGTTAATAATTGATAAAGGGCAATGCTCTGGGCAAACACTGCTCCTTATGCTCATCCGATTCTGCATTAAGCGACTTTGGGAAGTTTGATACCGAGAGCCTTGGCACATTCATCCACGTTGGCGGTTTTGATAACCCAGCCCTCGCCGCCGGACAAATGGCTGTTGAACACGCCTTTGAACTGTTCTTTGAGAATTTTGCGAAGAGGCTTGGTGTCGCCACGAAGAACCCAGCAACGATCGTTGTACTTCACGAAAGAAAGACCGAGTTTTTTGATAGCGGCGAGGTCAGTGATTGCCACAAGCGTATCAGTTTCGCCGACGGTCTTGGTCTTGGTTTTGGTCTTGGGAGCCTCAGCTGGTTTGGTCTTGGCGGTCTTTTCTTTCTTTGCTTTGGCTTCAGGCTTGGCGGGAGTAGCCGGGGCGGTCGCAGGCTTTGATGCAGTTTTGGTCTTGTTGGTGATTTCAGTAAAACGTGCCTTGTATGCGTCATTTACCTGAGCGCAGATGGCATTGGCGGCAGACTTCAGTTCTTCGGTTGAGGTGTACCCAGAGAATACGCTTGTGAGTGCGCTTGAAAAGTTGATTTGTATCATTTTGATTTTGTTTTTAATAATGAAAGAAAAAAGGTCGGCACCTCAGATGAAGTACCGACCAGAGTTTTGGTTTTTGGCAGTTTAATCCTCTGCCATCGGGTCACGCTCACTGAGAATACCCTCGATACCCTCAATATCCTGACTGAGCAATTCGATTTCGGCGGTGTCGTTTGACGCCATCATTTTCTCAGTGAGGCGGTCGCGCTCCATTTCCAGTTCGGAAACAGACATTTTGTCATAATTTGCCATAGCTGTTAGTTTAGAATTATACGTTTGCGGTTGGTTTTCTTGTTTACGACCACTGCAAGGCGGCATTTTACCTCGTGTTTCTTGCAGAGGTTGTATGACTCCACGACGTGACGGGAAGCCGATATCAGTTCACCGTCATACAGGAAGTAGAACTTGGTGACTTTGTTACCTTTGGAATTGACGCTTTCATCTTCCACGATTTTGACAATCTCCGAATTGTTTACGGGAATAGTGTCGTTCTTGACTTCATTGGCGGCGCAGGCAGACATCGCGGCGATCGCCAGAAACATAGTGAGAATGATTTTCTTCATCGGTTGAGAATTTTAGAGGTTAGCACTTGCATCTGCCATTTCAAACTCAGGTTCGGGCATAAAGGTGAATACTTCCACGCCGTCAAAACTGTAATCGTCATTCAGCACGAGGGAGCCGACAAGTTTCTTGTCATTCTCGATGTGGTACCGCACCAGTTGATAGGTTTCGAGGTCCACGATGATTTCACACTCGAAGAGATTTGCATCGGCATCGTCATAGAGCAGACAATAGGCATCGTCATACTCGTACTCTTCCACCACATATTCAGTGGAGAAGAACATTCCGCTCACAGGGCGGTTTTCAGACGGATAATCCGCAAGCGATGCAGTGATTTCGTCTTGATATTTCACGAAAGAAGCGGCGACGGCACAGCCGACACCGAGAACGGCGGCAAGACAGCCGACCGCAGCGAGTTTGAAAAGCGATTTCATTTTCTGTTGGATTTTGAAGGGTTAGCGTAATTGATGTACTTGCCACCAGAGCAGGAGGCGACTCTCACAGCCACACGAGGGCGACCACAGATGAAATAAACTGTTCTAATCATTTTGTTGGAGTTTATTGGGTTGTTGTTAAAGTTTCTCCATACGGGCAGCATTGGCAATGCGAGTTGAAAGACCCATTTTGGGAGCGTGTTTGCGTGACGGTCTGCGCCCTTGGACTGCTTTGAATAACTCTCTTGCACTCATTTCCCACACAGACTTAGAAGTGTCGCGACACTCATAATCGGACATAGCCCGCTCCACACTTTTGCCGTTTGAAGCGTGCAACACAGTAACACGTTTTCCTTCGATGACATAGTGCGCCCGGAACCGCAAGTTTGCTTGGAATTGCGCAGTTACTTGGCGACGTTGTTCCGCCATTCGCCCACTAATTCCCCACAAGTTTCCGATACGACCCAGCACCACCTTACGCCGGCGGATACTGCATTTGCCGATATACTCTATTTCCTCACGATTGAAGTTTTCGGCATTGATATGTGCCTCACTCAAACGCAAAAGCCCAACACCATAGGCGTTGAGCTCAGATTTGGGCATAGATACCCCTTTGAATGTTTTTGTTGCCATTACATTAAATTTTGATTAGTGAGTGTGGGGGACTCGCACCCCCAATGTCGCTAAAGTTCACCCGATAGTTGAGGCTCAGAAATACACCTCATCCTTTTCGATTTCCACGATTTCACGGCTCTGTTTGCCGTTTTCATCCTCCACCACGCGGATGATGCACAGGTTATCCATCTCTTCCCACGCCATTTCAGACTCCACAGAACGGTCATTGTACTTTTTGAAGTCACGACCCTGTTTCAGACCGCGCAGAATTATTGCGACAGTCCACTTGTCGTCGGCAATTTCCGACAGCATAAAGCGTGAAACGCACTTGCCGTCAATCTTTTCAGCCTCTTCGGGTGTGAACACACGATAGACCGTGCCGTCCTCATCCTTGTACTTCGCCGGCACGTTTTTGAACACGCACATTTTGCCCTCTTCGGTCTGCATAGAGTCATTCCAACCCTTGCGGATAGTTCCGGGGGTGTAGCCCTTTTTCGTCACCTTGCCCGACTTGTTGGTAGTCGTGAAACGCTCCACGCCCATTGCGCTCATGAAGCCCTCCACAGTCATCCCATCGCACGAGGGGAGTTTTTGGGTGTAGAGGGTCTCAAAGGTACGGAGTACCTGCGTGAGTTGCGAGGTCTTGGAGATGATTTCGCGTGAGCCACCGTTGATTTGCTTTGCGTTGAGGGTTACATTTGTAGCCATGATGATATAGTGACCCCACACAAGAGCGGTCACAACTGCTTTGAGGTTAATGAATAGTGGGTGGGGAGTACATTGCAAGGGCATAATATGCCACACTCCCAGTGCCGCTTTTACGGACTCACCCTATAAAGTGTTGATTGGATACATTATTTTCCAGAACGGACGTAACTTGTGCTCCTACGTCAGCCCAAACACGCCCACTAAGGGGTACGGTCAGTGCGCTTGCATGGTATGCCTTTACCGCATTCGTGCGCAACCGTTTTTGCACATTTTGGACTTTTTTGCGCTCTATGCTATCCGATTGAGTCGTTTCACCCTACAAGTCGGACAAAGGTTTCCCCCGAATGGACGCATTACTCCCACTCTTCCCCCGTGCGCAGGGGCTGCATCGCTTTACACGCCCGCACTATTGCGGTTTTTACCCACACGATACAATTTTGTTGCATAATTTTTGATAACAGTATGTTACTTCGCTACTTTACACACTTTTTACCTATATACGCAAGTCATGGACTTGCAAAGGATAAAGCGAAAATTTGCTAAATTTTCCTCACTCATGGAGTCAAGGGATTTTACTTTTCACACTTATTGCCAAAAGCAACTAAGCACCAATATGTCAAAGTTCTCTTGCAAGTTTTTGAGAAGTTCAGGAGCTAATCCGTTTCTCAAATCTTACACCACAATATTGCAGTGGTCTGTGGACGGTTACAACACTATCGGCAAAAATTTTTTCATAAGCCCATTCTTTTATATCTATTAAGGTGTAAGGTTGTTTGTAAAGGTGTAATTGATTGATAATCAGTAATGTAAAAATCTTTATTTTTCTTGAAAATTTTTTGAGAAAAGGGAAAATTTTATGTTTGAGATAGTCCCAAAAATGGATAAGGGTATTTTGGAGTGTTAAATAAATGTTAAAAAGTGGAGTTTCACCTATATATAAAAGAGGTTTCACTTTCAAAAATAAGTGAAACCAAATTATCAAATTTACCCAAACAGTTGAAAAACAACAATTTATACACAATAAGCAAAGATTAAACACTTTTTAACATTTAGACTTCGATTTTCAAGCAAAAAATGTATGTTTCACTTATTGCAAAAGTGAAACCAAAATAAGCCGAAAATGTAGCTAACTATCTGAAAATAAATAAAAAACTGGAGTGGGTGTCTCCCTTGCTCTTGAAGGCAGATGTAAATTTTTCTCAAATTTCAAATCTCGTTTTAGTAGTTGTTGTACTGAGGGGGTCAGAAACATCTCAGCCCCACAAAACACTCCAGTATCATCCAATTTTTAACCTGATTTTTGCCTCAAAACCCCTCATTCCAGCCTTTTTTACTCATAAACTGCTGATATTTCATCAGTTATCATCCCAGTCACATTTTTACCAGACCTCAGCCACCACACGCCACATCTCGCCCAAATCTCAAAACCGTCTAAAATACCCCAAATTTCGCGTTTCTTACCCTTGGATGAACAACTACACATCTTTGCCAACAAAATCACTTGTAGGGCTTCCTATGGCCTAAATTTGGGCATTTTCCTATCATCGTCCATAAACACTTTTGGCAACCATATTATTTTTCGGTTTTTGGCACACCAGAAAACTCTCAAATCACTTGCCCCAAATTTTCCGGGGGTCATTTTTCAAGTCGGTTTTTGGGACCAGTGCAGGGCGCGGCACGATCGACGGCGGCCGGCGGTCTTATTTGTGGATGGTTTTGAAAAATTCCCAAAACATACCCCCTTAAAAATCCTTCCACTCCCTAAAACTCCTTCAACACTTTCTCAAAAAATCACAAAACAGTTTTTATAAAATTACTGGGAATGGAACTAAGCTCTAAACAGAATACTCTAAACAGCCTTTTCAAAAGTTTACTGAAATGTAGGGAAACAGACTTTGTTAAGTTTACTGGAATAGGGAGCTATACTATGAAGTTCTTTGCCTTGGGTTCGCGCTCGCGTGTGCGCGGGTCACTCGACCGAATTTCCTTTTCGACTTTAGGAGAAAAGGAATGAGGGAGAGTGAACCACTTTCTTTCTTATTTTTTCTTTTTATTTATTTTTCTTTTTTCTTTTTCTGACCCTTTTTCTTTTTTCTGTTTTTTGTTTTTCTTTTTGGTTCTTTCTTTCGGCTGGAACGTGCGCCCTGAAAATACAATGCGCCGAGCTTCCCAGCCCAGCGCACGAAAAAACCAAATTCTTGTATGAGACAAAAACTTTTCTTGTCTGATTGATAATAGTCTTTGGCCAATATTATTCAATCATCACTTCCAGCCCATACACCAAGGCCACCTGAAGTTCAGCGGAACATCCCTTGGAGTTCCGCCAGCCTTTGCAGAGATAGATCATCTCACACTCCAGAAGTCCGGCCACACATTTTCCCATCGCTTCATTGTAGGGAGTGGTCACAGACTTTACGATGTCAAATGGCGTTACAACATCATAACCTTGTTTCTTCAGTTTGGAGGCTATGGCGGTGGCGTGGTCACGTTGGCTGTTATAATCTTCCCCGGATATCGGGATTGAAATATAAGCTCTTTTCATCTTGACGATTTTTGTATCTCACTGTTATTATCATTTCTGACGGCGCTTGTTTGCTCTACGATCGCGTCTGTTTGTCGGCTTACGCTCTTCATCGGCGTTTAAGATGGCGTATTGCTTAGGCACATCAGACACCGGAGTCTTTGGAGTAAATGGCGATATAGCCATTACCGCACTAATGAGAAGTTGAGTTATCATAATCTTCTTCGGTTTTTGCTGCTGGCAGCCACGAGAACTGCCATTGATGATTTTGTGGAAAGTTATTTACGATTTTCTGAAAGTCAAAGCAGACAGCGTTGAATTGTCTTACTTTGACAAACTTATGGATGTCACCAGCGAAACAGTGAATGTAAACATCAGAGCCTTGAGTCGGATATTTTGCAAAACTGTTCCAGCGTAATGATTGCAAGTAATCTTTGAAGCTCATATCAGAACTTGAATTTGTTGTCAGGAATTACCAAACCCTTTCCGGGCTTCCAGCCTTTCTCCATTTTCAATTTCTGGAAATTCTCGATAAGGTCAACCATAACGCTATCACTTACTCTTCCGAGGTGGAAATAAATACAGCCATCTATGTTGCGGCAGTCTTTTACGGTTTTCTCAGGAAGTTGAACCATCATTTTACCGCCGACATTGACCGGCTTGAAATCATAGTCCTTCAGTTTTGAATCCAGAGCTACGACAGTGATGTTTCCGAATTGCTGATACTCAAAATGAATTGGTCTGCTCATTATCTTTTCAATTTTTGAGGAACACTGCTTTCATCACTTAATCATATTCTTCTTCCTCTGCCGAATCATGGCCCGGTTCCAGCACATGAGTGTCGTATGCGCTTTTCACATCATCCTTTGTCAGATTGAGGATATTGATTTTGCGCGTGGCAGTTCGGATCCGAGCGTATATGCCTGGATCTTCATTTTCCACAAGGTCATTCAAATGTTGGATTGCTTTGTAATTTAGCTGACGGATTCTTCCACCCCCTCTTTTCCCATTGGGGGTTTCCAGTAATAATCCGATATGCCGTAGAGAATAGAGACTGTCACTGACAGTGGGGATAGATAATTTCATCTTGATTGCCAGTTCTTTGACCGACAATGCACAATCCCCGTTTTCATTAGCCTCTTCCATGATTGTCGAGACCACCATCAGCTCGTTCTTGTTCAGGAAGTATATCAGGACTTTAGGCATGGGTATAACCATTCCGTTAAAAACCTCTTCGGTTTCAACTGTTGCAAGTACCTGATACTTGACTTTGGGAAGGACTATTCCGCCCCTGAGCTGTTTAGGATCGAGCTTAATCACAATCGGCTCTGGTGGCGGCAGCATAGCCCTATTGGGTATTCGCTTCATGTTATGAACTATTCATAACACTGCTTTCATCACGTTGGGATAGGTAATATCCTCATTTGCAGATTGCAAAATTATTAAAAATTTAAGTTTGGTCAAAATAATAGGCAATTATTTCGCCTGGTTTTAATTTTTAATAGTAACTTTGCAAGTTAAAACTGGAATATACCACATGAAAACTCTGAATCAGATATATCGTTACACTGCTGATTGCCATTTCTCAGATGAGGACTGGCAAAGAGTTCTCGAATATTGTCGTAAGCGATTTAAGGGAGGAAAAATCCATAAAGCATTATATCCCAAGGCGGATTCAACATACAGGCAATTCAGAAAATGGATTGAGACAGGGTTCGGTGCAGGGGATATGGTCAGCTACGGAAATACAATGGGGATAGTGAGTAGCAGCACTCCGGCCAGTATCGTCTTGGCTGCTTATTGTGATTATGAAGGCAATCTTATTGTCAATGATATGGAAGTTCTGGAGCCTCAAAGGTTACAGACTTTGGAAGAGTCTCGTATCACTGAGTTAAGAAAACTCGTTTTTGAGAAGAGATTGGATTTTCAAGTGCGCACTGGAAAGTTTAACAAGATATACACCCCTCAAAAATATTTTTATGCCACTATAGAATACCCCAACAGTGATGAGGTAGGTGTGGGAATGTACTTAGAATCAGACAATTCCAAACATCATTTTCTCGCTTATCTCTATGGAAATAAGTTGCAGATGGATTGTTGGATTGATTCAAACTATACACCATTAAGACAAGCGACAGAAGCCGATATTAAAAGGCTTCACGCTGCAACTTCTAAGAATGGCTTGTCATTTAATGAGCGTGCCCATCAGTTTATCAAAACGCCCCAAAAAGGTAAGAATAATGTGTACTGGTACTTGAATGACCGCTTTGAATTGGTAATGGACCGAGACAACGGAGCAAAGAAACATCAGGAAAGATGGGATGCCGGTAACTACATCTTGGATTTTACTGAAGGACTACTCTTTATGAAAGAAGTAAAAAAGATGAGGGGGAAGGCGTAATGCCATCCCCCACATCTTATCGTTGGTCTATCGGTTTGAAAGTCTTTTTCAGCGCGATATCATACCAGTAATCTTCTGCTTTGGAAGCTGGAATTTTGATGGCGGCAGATTCCTGATAGTTGTCTTGGTTCCATTTCTGGATCTTGTCATGTGAGAACGCATACATTCCGACTGGTTTCTGCCTGAGAGTGGACCTCTCATTCAAGCAACTGAGTATCTCCTTTTCAGTGACATAGAGATAATCCTGATACTCTTTCTTAAACTGAATAAAATTGTCAAACTGGTGCTTGTTGTAAAAGAGCGCCCAACAATAAACGACAATCTCCATATCGGTCAGTTGGCCCCACCCATCGTTCTCATCATCTTCAGCCAGCATAATAATCTGTCTGAGATAGGTGCGATTGATTTGAGCTTGCTCCTTAGAAATATCATAGGGTTTAAGTATTGGGTCAGAAACGCCAGTCAAGTTCAACACGCCCTCTTTAGTGATTGTGTACTCCCCATTCTCCAATGGGAAATTGAATATCAAGTGAAGGCGTGAATGGTCATAGGCATTGACCTTTCTGATTGAATAACTTTTATCCCATATTCGGACGGGTTTACGATTAGTGGCCGCATCGTTGAAGTCTGCCTCTATGTCAAGAACCATCCTATCCAGGATCTTTTTCTCAATTTTATTACCCCACATATCATCTGGAGTGAACTCCTCATCATCTTCCGGAGCCACGATGTCATAAAGACAATTCAGAGCATAGGCAGCGTGAAGCATGAATGGCTGGTCACTGATTTCCCAAGGCTCATTCAAGAGCGTGTCTATATCCGACACGTCGTATGGAAGATATTTACTGCTCATTGTCGGGAATTATTAAGTCGATAGAGTCAAGCATATCCTTTGCATAGATAGATGGATTGCGCAGCATATTCATCACATTGAGTTTGATGATACGATACAGTGTTTGGCCGATAGGATTACCAGGCTGGTGCATACACGAGAATATTGCCTGGGCAACTGTGTCTGAATCGCCATGTGCTACGGCGCCACATTGTCCTTCCTTATGGGCAATGATGAGGAAGTCTGATTCATCACCCATGATTTCCTGTGCTTTTTTAAGCAACTCTTCAGTTTTCTGCTTCATTGGAATTTGGTTTACTGATAACACTGCTCTCATCACTTTTTATGTCCTGGATATTGATGAAGAAACCACAATGCTCATCGCCAACATTCCATTTAGGTGGAATAGCATTGAATGATCCTTTTTCATCATTCTCCAATGCTCGATCATATCTGAAACAATGGTATCGGTCCATACAACCACGAGCATAACATTTCTTACTGCTTTTCTTCAACTGGCGATATGCCTTTAAGGTTATTTCTACCGCCGTTGTCGGTAACTGGGATATGAAGCGTTCTGGTATTGTGCCGATAGTCCATATATCATTGGATTGAATTAAAGAGCCATCAGTACGCATAAAATATCTCATTTTCCCCTTACCTCCGAGGGTTAAGGTTTTGTCCTTCTTATTAGCAACTGGGTGTAGGCGTAAACACTGTTGATTGATCACCTCCATATATTCCGGGGGATAAGCGATCAATTCTTCCCAGAAGGCACATTCATAGCACACATTATTTTTTTTCATAATGTGGGTAATGTGGCTTCGGATATTGTAGCCCTGCATCCATATTTTACTTCCGCAGAGTTTGCAATATGTGAGCTTGCTCAATATTCTACTCCCAGTATTCATACCTATATTTTTATAGAATCGAAGATATTGGAGATTTCTTCATCTCTAATTCCGAGATATATCATAGTAGTATCTAAACTGGTGTGTTTGAAGATTCTGTTCAAATACATCAGTGTCTTTTCATCCCTACCGCCTTTGTCATAGACGTATCTTCCAAAAGTCTTTCTAAATGTATGAGTGCTGAAGTTGTCAATATCCAAGTCATACTTGACTGCCCATTTCTTTAATGCACGATTGATATATTGAATAGATACCGGCTTGCTTCCTTCTCCTTTTTGACCGACAAGGATAAGGTCTCTTTTAGAGGGTTTACCCATCAATTTATGAAGAGAAGTAAAATGGTCAGAAGCATTTTGCCCAATAGGGATAACATGGGTCTTGTTGGTTTTCTTGGCTGTGATGACAATCTTTCTCTGATCAAGAACATCAGACCACCTTAATTTACATACATCGGAAAACCGCAATCCAGTACAAAATGACAAGATGCAGTAGCAGGCCCACCAATATTTCTTTTCGTCTATCAGAGTTTGAACAAGCTTCTGATAATCTGCATACGGCAAGTAGTCAGCCGTCGTGACACTTCCTTTTTTACTCATACAATTTGGAATTTGGTTTCGCAAAATTAATCTTAAAAAGTGAAACCTTCAAATAATTTTGTAGTTTCACTTTCTAAAAAATGTTAAACTTATGTTTTATTGCTGGTTTAGAATGTGTTATAATTTTAATAAGTTTCACTTCCGCAAAAGACACACCTTAATTATATAGAAAAAAGGAGCGTGTGTATGACACATGACGCTCCTTGGGCTACTGCCCTATTAGGTAGTTAAGAATGGGGTCACTTGTGTTCCAGTTCTCCAAAACCCTTGCTTCCTCTTTCTGTTGCGGAAAGCTCTGAAGTAATCTCGAAGGGTTTACCGATATAGTTTTTGACTACGAGCTGGGCGATTTTTACACCTTGCTTGATAACAAAAGGCTTGTCCTCATAGCTTTTGATGATCGCACCGACCACGCCACGATAATCTTCGTCCACTGTCCCGACGATAACATCCGCATCAAATCTCTTTTCAGTATTGAGATCTTCAAGAGAAAAACCTTTCATTCCGTATATGGAATATCCGCTACAAGGTCTTATCTCGCCCTCAGTATGTGGATCCAGTTCAACAGAGATGTCGATGGGTATGAGGTTACGACCCGGTTTGACAACTGAGTCTTTGGGAGTAAAGAGATCATAGCCAGCGGCATAATCATTTACTCTTTTGGGCACTTTGGCACCCGATGATAAAAGAACTACTTTCATTTTTGTATTACAGTAAATTTAGTATTATTTTCCTTGGGTTGCTTGGAGAGCTATGTACTCACTTTCCAGCATTACTGAATTTTTGAGCATTTTTCGGGTTGAATAAATCTTTCGATCTTCTCCAACAGCCGCATCAAATTCAAATAATGTCAGTTTACCCACATCGTCTGGCTCAATCTGAAAATCGGTGGGCACCGCTCTCCAGTATCTTTTATTGACAGAGATTATATCTCCATAGGCTGCTTTGATTAAGGACTGGCGCACAGTATTGGTCAAAGTAGCGGCCTCACTGATGGATTTGAATATCGCCACTAATACGTAAGACGAATCAAAAGCCACAATGGTGGTCGGTTTATTATTTACTTCCGGCTGCGTCATTCTCTCTTTCTTTGATTAAATCACTTAGAACATCTGACGGAATCCTATTAGCGGCCATACTATACACAAACCCATTGCTATATGCAACACCATCTGTTATGACATCAGTCAAGAGGCTGTTGAAATAAAGGAACATTTCAGGGTTCACAAACGCTAAGAAAATGAAGACCAATTCTGCTGATACCAATATGTGACCATTGGTATTTTGAAAAAACAATTCTGATGTTTTCTTATCGTTAGATTTTGCCAGTGTTTCTATGAAATGCTTATTAACTCTCATGAACACTTTGAAATCAATAGGAACCAGTTTGTTTTCTTCGATATATGCTGTATAGTCGAATACGGCTCTGTTTTCCTCTAAGAACCCAAAATGCAATCCCGCTATTTCTGGCAATAAAGTTTCATCCGTCTGGATTTCTTTTTTTAGGATTGTGGTCTTGTAGTCCATAGTCTTACTCAAACACATCCATAATCTTGGTTTCCGTGATACTGGCGATTGTGAAATCTGCCATTGTATCTTTCATCCCTTTCAGGAAATTGTCATACGCACTGCGAAAATCGTGCGCCTGAACCAAGTAGTAGGAAGAAGTCAGTTTCTCCGTATTGGTCTTTTCATTAAGGCTTATGAAATTGGCCTTAACTTTATACCAGAAGTCGCCTTCAGGGTCGTAAAAGACTTCAATGACATTAGACTTTGTTACGGCAGATACTGAAAATTCTCCTGAAATATAGGGGCGCACCTCTTCAGTAACGCGAGCTTCAGCTTCAGTAAAAGATAAGGCTTTCACAAGGTAAGGTTCGCTTACCTCCTTAATCTTTCCATTCTGCATCTGCTTTTTGAACTTTACTTTTGCTTCAATAAAAGCTCTCATATAATGTGATTTAGAATTAACAACTGCTATTCATCATTTTACCTCATCCAGATTGATGTAAAGGGCGTGGTCAGGCACTTTCTCCGGGCTTATAACCTGTGGAAATTTAGTTAACTCCCAACTATAACTGGTATATCTCTTAAAGAAATAGGTATCATAGGAAGTGCCAATCTTCAAGCAGATGTTACAACTCTCTGTCGGAGGATTACTCTTTAAGTTTTTCCAATTCGTCATTTGACTGCAATTTAAGGGAGGTTTTGATGTACTCCTATATATAATAGTATTGGGTGTATAGTGAGATTGGGCAAAGTGAAACCGCCGTCTCTATAACTATCTGATATTCTGTGATAAAAAAATTGAATTTTTTTATTTTGACTGTGTACTGAATGATTTTATGGTATTCAGGTATTCTCCGGCCAACTATACAGAGTGACTATTACCAATAAAATCAAGATTATGCGTAAACGCACTGAAAATAATTCAAACGGTAATTTCTTTACTGACGAGGCTTTGGTTGCACATTATAACCTTGTCAAAAAGACCATTACTGAATATACCGAAGAACTGACACGTCGATGCAGATACAAAAGTGTCGTAAGTCAAGTTGAGAACGGCACCATAATGGATGACCGTTCCAGACTCATAGATCTATATGAAGCCTGCTATATCCAAAATGCACATCTTCAAGGCACAATTCTTACTCTGTTTTCTCAGTTAGTGGGGAAACGATATATGTTTGCCCGTGAAGGTGAGGATGGCAAGTGGGTTCGTGACCCCAAGCAGTCAAAAATATGCCAAGGCTCACAGTTTGAAAAGATTATCAAGGGCATAATTGAAGCAGAGTTATATGGTTATACTCTTCTTGAAATTATGCCGGAACTTGACCCTGAAACTGGATTGCTGAAGGAAGTAAACAATATTGAACGCCGTTGTGTTCTTCCAGATCAACGCCGTGTTGTTCAACACTGGTGTCAATGGAGTCCGGGCTGGGATTTAGACGATGAGCAATATAAACATAACTATATTCTTATCAATACTGGTGGGTTTGGTATTTTTGCTGCAACCACGCCCAATATTCTCGCCCAGAAATATACGGTTAGCAACTGGGTAAACTTCAGTCACACTTATGGGCAGCCTATCATTCACGGCAAAACCGAAGCTGAAGACAATGAATCGCGTCAAAGACTGGCTCGGAAAATTGGTTCGGCAGCTCAGAATAAAGTGCTGGTAACTGGTAAGGGGGATGAAATTGATATTAAAGCCTTTGCAGCGTCCAACTCTGAAAAAATTTACCAGACACTTGCGGAGTTCACCAATAAAGAGAATGACAGCCTGATACTTGGTTCAGAATCTATGGCCGGTGCTACTCAGGCTTATGTCGGATCTACCAAAGCTCACGAAAATATATATCGTGCTCGTATTAATTCATATCGTACTCGCATTGAGAACGTAATGAATGAGCAAGTGGTTCCAGTCCTCAGATACTGGGGTATAATCTCTGATGATGTGTACTTCAAGTACATGAACAAAGTTGAAATGTCTGATGAGAATAAAATCAAGCTCTATGATATGCTCACAGACAAATATGAGATTGATCCCGAAGAAATCAACAAGGAATGGGGCGTTGAAGTCGGCCAGCAGCGCAATTTTGAAGCTGGTACCGGTGGAGGCGGCCTTGGTGACTGGGATGGTGATGGTGATAACGATGGTCATCGAATGAGTGATGAAGAATATTATAAACGTTACGGTCATCATCGAAATCGTATAAATTTTCTGTCAGGGGTACATTAAAAGGCGGATGCACCTCTGACCTTGTAAAAAAGACTAAGGCTGCCATGACTGAAGAGCAACAAGCCGAACATGACAGCGATTATCAGTCTTTGGTAGCCTTATTTATTCAGTTACTCAAATCCTTACGTAATGAAAATAAGGATGAGGCTCTTTACGCTCTTTCAGAATTAAGAACTGAAATAGCTTTTAAGCACGTTGTCAAGGGGTTGGGTATAGAAGTGGATAATGCAATTCAACTTCTGAAAAACTCTGAAGATGAAAATCTTACCCAACAAGAGAAAGACCTCATAGACCGTCTTACTGCTGCGATTCTTAATCTGATTGATTTTTCCGTTTGTGAGGAATACCAGCTTTATGATGAAGTGTTGGATATGGTTGGAGATACTGATATTGACTTCAATTCTGATGAATATGATGAATTGCTTGCTGTGTGTAAAAAGTATAATGATCAGTATTCTGCTATTGAAAATTCTGATATTGAATATGCTGGAATTGTAGCGGCAATGTGGATGAAAATGTCTGCTACGGACTATGCTGTGTATTGGACTCAAAACGATACAAAAGTTAGACCCTGGCACATGGCATTACAAGGATATGCAGCTCCCAGAGATGAGTTCCCATCCTGGATGATTCCACCCATTGAGTATAACTGTCGTTGTTTCTTGGAGATATTGGAAGTACCTCGTGCAGACGCTAAACTAAGCCAAATCAAAGGTTCTGCTAAAGACCTTGTAAAACCTAAACAGCTGAATAGCGTGTATAGTGAATCTTTGGCTAAATGTGGTAGGATTTTTGGGCCAACCCATAGTTATTTCTCAGTAAAAGAAAAAGATACGGAAATGCTTATGGGCTTTGTTTCCAGACTTAGAGAGAAATATTATGTCTCGGCAGAAGTTTGACCCCAGTAAAGTCAAAACCCAATTTGGCAAACATTTCTATGAAGGGCAACGTCTTGGCTCTCATAGAGAGCGACAGTATCAACAATGGCTTCGTAGCCAAAATGGTGGTACTGCAAAAGGGCGTGCCGCTTTCCCCAAACAATACAGCAAATATTTCAGTTCCGGAACAAAGTTTACCACTCGGCAAGGACATTTGGCTTCCTGGGCCAAACCTATGTCACTTAAAGGTGGCTCCAATCCAAACTATAACTGGGGTCGTGCCAGCTATCTTGACTCTAAAGGAATTGTGCGCAAAGGCTCATCCAGTGGACGTTGGGGTTCTGATATAAGCCAAGGCAAAAGGGGCTCTGGAAGCTCCGTT